TTCTTGGACGGCTTTCCCATTTCCACCCAGTAGCGGCGTGCGAGCTTGGCGGCGGTGTCGATGGAGTCCGATCCACCCGAGGTGAAGAAGATCTTGCTGCCCGGAACCGGTGCGATGGCGGCGAGACGATCGGCCAGGGCCAGCGTGGTCTCGGGAACGAAGTCGCCGAAGTTCGAGTAGTGGGCAATCGAGCTCAGCTGTGTGGCGACAGCGTCGGCGATCTCGCGTCGGCCGTGACCGACGTTGGTGAACCACAGACCGGCGGTCGCGTCGAGATACTTCGTTCCCTTGTTGTCGAAGATGTACGCGCCCTCGCCTCGCGACACGACGAACGGTCCGTTGGCGGTGACGTTGCCCATGTCGGCGAAGCCGTGCCACAGCGCAGAGGAGTGTGTGGTGGCGGCTGGATCCAGGTCGGAAGACATGCGCTACACAGTAGTGGAGTCCGCTTCGATCGAGTCCGATCCGTACCTCCAGCGTCCTGCGAGCCGTCCGAGAGCATTGACTGCCAGCGCCATCAGCGCGAAAGCGACGGTCAGCACGACCAGCCCGACCGCGAGCGCGAGGTATCCCTGCGCCCGCGGATCCTCGTACAGCCTCTTGAGGGGTATCTCTTACTTGTGGGACCATACCCGCATGTACCTACTTGCCGTCGATCCCCCGGTACTGGCAGCGCCCAACTCCACTTACATTCTTGTCGGTGCTGTCATCGCCGGTCTCGTTGCGCTCATCGTGGCACTAGTGACCAACTGGCGCGCCGACGTGCGAGAGGTCGAGAAGACTCGCCGCGAAGTTCTCACCACGGCAGCAGCCAGTCTCATTCAAAAGTCTGACCTGAGGTACCAGGCAATCGAAGAAAACGCATATATCAACGGGTGGGACGAAGTCAACCATTCGCAACATCGAAGATGGTCCAAATGGGAACAAAACATGAAATTCGATTTAGCGAAGATACAAATCCACGCATCTCAACTTCTTTATCAGTCGGCACAAACTCTATACGAATTACACTCCGACAGTGAATCAAACCTTATGGATCTGATGTTGGATCAAACCACTAGCCCAAACTACGAAATTGACTATCAAGCAATTACAGCCGCAAGAGCGACACTCATACAGACAGTCCGCAAAGAGGCCAAGCTAAACAAGCGGATAATAGGATCGAACTTAACTGCTAATCTGCGTATACGAAAACGGTCCACGTAGTACCGAACACTACGGGGACCGTTATCGATATGAACAACACATGAAAGCGAACGGGAAAGTGAGCACAAAACCGTTCCCACTTATTATACCAATTACTGACCGATATCGCTTATTGTTCTCGAATATTCCAGATATGCCATATAGCAGACCAGATTACCGAGTACATCGATCTGGGTGTTTATACCCGACACATTGAATATCGCAGTACCCGACCCATCGGGATAGTCGACAACATAGTATCTCTGACTCCCGTCTTTACTTCTGAGGTTGCCCGCCTGGTGCCTGAGTATTATATCGTTCGCCGCATACTCGATCTTAACGAGTATCCTCTTTGTGTATTCAGCACCGAACTGTTCCAACGAGTCATCGGGCTCTAGGCTCGTCACGTTGCATGCAACGGTCGTCGGATTGTCGTAGTCCCAATAGGAATCACTGGTACCCAGTTCCTCGTTGTATACCTCGACCTTCTCGTACAAATCGACCAGACTTGGATACCGTTTGGTAATCAGTTTGACCACTCACCAATACCACCAATCGGGAAGTGTGTTCTTTCTGAAGTTCCAGCCTCGTAGCTGAATGCCCCTCGATTTGTTCCATGACAATCGCTTGACCGCCTCTACCACTAGCGGACTGAGCGCGAACACTCGATCACCGAACTCGACAGTACTTCTGTCCTGAGTAACCTTAGATACATTTGCTTGCTCGAATACATCCGAGTTCGACATATAAGCCGCCTGCCAACAGACTGCGTATTCGAGCCAACCACGGTCCGACTGTTTCGATACAGCCGATTCTGGTCTACCGCTGGCAACCTCTACAATCGCCTGAGCGCGCAAAATGGTCGCCTCATCGACAATGAAGCCTGTAACTTCCTCTACCTTACCAATCGTGCAATACAACTAAATTCACCTTTATACTATTCGAGATAAACATCTTAACTCCTTTTCCAACAAGCACGCCTAAACGAAGTCATGCCTGTTCAATGCAATACCTAATTTTACCATCATTACGTGAAATAGGTTCCCGGCATACAGTTGGGAGAAGACGGTGTAACCTCTAGTGAGGCGCACGACCACTATGGGGGCAAGATGACCGAAATACCGATGTCGCCGTTCTACTCGGCACTGCTGTTCCATGAGCCGACTCCAAGAAAAGGAGACTGGCGACGACGCAAGAAGAACAAGCCAACCGGGCAGTGGTCGGTTATTGCAGAATTCGACCAAGACGACTACAACCGATTTAACAACGCTTACCAGATGCTCAACAATCTATTGAACGTAAACGTTTTCACATATATGAGATACACGATGTCCAATCTAGAGGATGCGATACAAGCTGACATCGATGAGATGCTGTCTGGACAATTCGGATTCGGTACAGAGTGGGCAATAGTTCGTGTCGGAATACGGATGAGAAGCGCAGTGCTCTCGTTCTGCTCTGCCCTACACTTTCACCAGGAGCACACCTACAAGGAAGTCATCCGAGTTCATGGCGACGGTTCCAAGCAGCACAAAAAGATACAGCAAATCTTCAACCGACTTTTCGAAAAGAGTCCAGAGTATCGATTGCTCTATCACACCCGAAACACCATGATCCACTACACGATGGATACGATAGCGATTGAAGCAGGAGCGTCGATTGACCCTAAGGGCCAAAAACAGGCGTTTTCTTCTCCCTCTGTTGACGTATCAGCCATAGTCGACCTCAACACTGAAATTAGTGATAAATATCGCGAGCACCTTCGCATTGGTCCGCAACGCTTTCTAGTGCAGGATCTCGCAAGGAAGGCGTTCCCCCTTGTCGACGATGCGAACAGCAGAATTCTTCGCGTTATGCACTCCGGACACGATCAAGCCTGCCGTGATGTAGTAGAGTTCGACAATCTTTTCGAGAGACGCGAAGGTAATCGAAACATAACTACGGCAAGATCCACGAACAAGCCGCCACCCCTCCGATTCTCCAATCAGATGTGGTCAGAAAACGTCATTAGGTACGCACGAGAATTCGCCGAAAAGAGTCCAGTTCGTCCCGCCCGAAATACGAGGTAGCGGCCAGGCTCGATGTGAACCTGGCCGCTATCTCTGTAATGAACTATTTAATTGTGGGTACTACTTAGGCTGCTGTAACTTCCAGCACGCCGAACGCTTCTTTACGACCTACGGCGAATGCCTTGCGGGTACGCATCTTGATATGTGGCTCATCGGTACCGAATCCTGCATCGAAACTGATCAATGACTGGACAGGAATACGATCACCAACGAGAAGGTGCTTGCGGTTGCCCACGATCAGCAACGGGTTACCGGAACTTGGGTTCCAAGTTGCCGTAGCGCTGGTCTTGGCACCGTCTGAGAATCGAATCTCATATCCGAACAGTGTTTGTGGCTGTCCTAGAGCGACCTGCTCGATGAACATTGGTCGACCGTTACCGTCCACTAGTCCTCGTAGCTGTCCCTTGAAACTGGTATGCGCGATCACGATTGTGTCAGGATCGGCGAAGTAGCGTCCGTTCTCGGCTAGGCCTAGAACATCGGATACATCGGCATATGTCAGTGGTCCAGCAGTCTTAATAACTGCGCTTCCGGCTTCCTTGTATACAGAGGTGAACGGAACGGTTGTACCGTTGGCTACCGCCGTAGTTCCGAGACACGCGTTGTCGAATTTGCGCGCATAGTTGGTTGCCCAACCCTTCTGAAACTCCACGATGACATTTACGTTCGCATCGTCTAGATCTTCTTCGGCGATGATAATACGATCACCGAACTTAACCGAATCCAACAGAACATTGTCTAATGCTGGGTTATCTTCGGGATATGCGGCACCCTTTGCGATGACCTGTACATCTACATCGCCTAGGCGAGGTGTCCTCTGGGTATCGCTGGTCATATTGATATGACGCCCTACCGCTTCTACAGCGGAAAACTGCTCTACTGTCTGAATTACTTCGGACCCATATTCCTCGGGTACCCAAGCATCTGCATTTACTCTTGCTATTTGAAACACTTACTTTCTAATGAATTTACAGTTTAAAGTCTTGTATAGACTGAATCGAATTAGGCATCTCGCTTCATTCGTAGTGAAAGCATCCCGCTTTGTAACACTATTGTATCAATTTATCGATTATCGCGTGCGCGCTGGATTAGCTTCTCGGCACTTGTAAGTGCTTTCTTTTGCACCGGCTTATCGGCACCGTCGATCTTCGGTGCACGACGCTTAGGATCGAATAGTTCGGGCAGAGTTGTCTGTAGCTCGGTGATCTGTTCGTCTAGCCCTACCAGCTCCCCCGATTCGTCCACGTCGATCTTGTTGAAGTCTAGGAACTTGGATACATTTGTATTTGCTACTCCTAGACTCGATAGCGTATTAGCGGCCTTGCTGGTGACATAGGCAGACTTGAACCTATCCCCCGACTTAGCGGCCTCGGCTAGCTTTGTTTCCAGCTCGGATGCCTTATGACGATTACTGGCGGCCTCGGTGTTCGCGGCCTTCAGTGCGGCTCGTAGACCTTCTACGTCTACGGTCTCCTCGTTGTTCTGTACTTTGTTTTCGTTCTCGTTGTCGCTCATGCGGCGTTATCTCCTTCTATTGGTTGAGTGTCGGTATTGAGTTGTGGTTGTACTAGTAGCCCGTCTGTTTTCCATTGAGCTACTACCTCGGCGTCATAGCCTTGTTCTAATAGGATCTGCTCGACAGGCAGGCCGGCTTGCATCTTCTTATATGCAATCTCCCACTGCTCTTTTGTGTCGATCGATTCGAGCTGTCTCCACTGAATCTGTACGTCTTCATCGATGTCATTGAGCTTCAGCACGAACATGAAGACACGACGTAGGGTGTTGCCGATTGCTAGCTGTCGGGTACGTGCTTTCTTCACCAGCGGTGCCTCGGATGCTCGGAGAGCTTCACCGGACACGTTGGTCTGAGTGTTCTCGAAGTAGTGGAGCGGCGTATCGGTTACCGATGCCATGGCACGTACGTATTCGCGGTAGGGCTCGATGTAGGACTTCGGATCGGCAGGTGTGAACTGTCCGACCTTCACGATGTTGGCTAGTGACCAGACCTCACCCGGTGCCCCGGTCAGCTCGTCATCCTCAGAGTCGTCCCCGAAGTCGCTTGCTGTGCCATCTGGGCCTTGCAGCATCCAACGCGTTGGGAAACCGTAGTGCTCGACACTGGCAAGCTGAGAAATCAGCATCTTGTTGATCATGTCCTGACAGCTGTAGGCGCTGACATGCTCTGGTCTGCCGTACTGGTCGATACCGGTCGTGAAGTGGAACACCGGAATGACACCGAACTCGTTTGATACAGAGCCGTTTTCGTCGGTCTCATCGTCTATGAACGGCTCGAAGTCGCTGTCTTTGACTGTGAACGGCAGACGTTCGGAGGTCGATAGGTACTTCTCGATACGATCCGCGTAGTAGAGGTTCACTCGTGAGCGTGGTTTGCCGTCTACCTCTACCGGCCATAGCTTCGCGGCTACGACAGCCCTACGAGGGTTCTCAGGGTCGTAGAGGACCACTGTGGACAGCGGACTGTTGTAGTACAGCTGGGTTGTACCGTCTGCATCTGGCCAGACTGTGAGATACGCAGAGCCATACACCAGCGTTTTCGTGATCAACTCTGTCAGTGTCAGCTCGAGATTGTTGTCTTGCCAGGTAGACCCGATGACTGACTCAGCAGCGGGTGACAGTGTAGTTACCCCGGTGACTTCCAGCCTGTTTGCTACGGCGTTGACGGGGGTAGCTGCGTAGTTGACTCGGTAATGGTCGCCGGACTTCGCTAGCTCACGCTTGACGGCAGCACTGGCAAAAACTTCTTCTACAGTGCCGTTGTAATAGTTCTCGGCTTGTACGTATTCATCTTGCTGGTCTAAAATAGATTGAACGGATAGGGACAGTAAACTCATATAGTTTTGATATAACTCCTTTTCTTAGTATTTACTAATGATACCAGTTTAGTAACAATTCTCGCTGTCATTAGATATAGCTTCTCTTTCTGACACGTGGCCTATTGCTGAATGACAGAAAGTAGTGCACCCCGGCACCCATCGAGTCGAGTAAGTCGTCATGTGCCACTTTGGGGTAGCTGTACATCTGCTCTTCCAGCTCCGTGAAGTGGCGTGTGTGTCGAACCTTGTCCTTGCGGTAGTAGTCCAGTGCCCTACCAGCGCGAACAGGCTTCGGCTCGGTCTGGTGGATGCCCTTGTAGTTGGCAGTGATGCCATCGAACACAGATGCCCACAACATGCCGCCCTGATTGGTCTCGCAGAGCACTAGCTGTACGTCGAACAACTCGATCAGCTCGTTAACCCTGTCTCGTAGCGCCGTGGAGACGATACGAACCTGTTCGGCATGTCTCACGTACACCAGACCGTCGTTGCCCAATGAGACGACAGTCAAAGCCGTGTAGTCGTTGGACTGCTTGGTCGACACAGCGGGGTCGACGGAGATCAGCGTGTACTTGTATCCCTCGGCACACTCGGCAATCTGTATGTCCGACTCAAGCCAATATGACGCATCGACGTTGACAGGTCTGTTCATGTAGTTCATAGCGAACGAACGGGTATGACGAATCTTGTTCAACTCATCGAGTGGCTTGTATTCAGGCCACCATGACGACTCGCTACCGTCTGCATCGATAACAACGGCAGGATAGTAATGCACGTTGATTCGTTCATCGACTACCCATTGCAATTCTTGATCCAATGAATCGTAGAACGAGACAGATTCTATTTGCTTTTCATCTAATACCGATTCACCTTTGTTAGGTACTGGTGCATCTTGCAGTAATGCAAGTTGTTGCGCCTCCAACCTTTCAAAATGTTCTATATGGGAGTTAGGTATAGATGAGGCATGAAAAGACGCCTTCGATTTAAGATCGTTTTCTGTGGGGCATGAATCAGACCCGCCGGCCTTTGTCAAGAGTTCGTCAGAATCAGTCGATGTTAATTCTTGCAAAGATAACGATTGTGTATCACTATCCCCCACTATTGATAACTTTGTACCATTTGACAATGCTCGGTCTATTTGAGTCGATTCGTCGTTCTGGCCTATCGAATCTGTGCCCTCTATCTCGCCTAGGACAGACTTATTATCGATATCGGTCAGTGAGTGGCCAACCGATACTTCAATCGGTTCTGGTGGATATGAGGTATCAGTTTCAGCTATTTCATCACTTAGGTTACCCTCACATTTGTTTACATAATATCCATTATCAGTACATTCATCTTTGCCTTGCTTACGACCCTCGATATCACTGTCTACCTCGCGTTGAGGGTTGGTACTACCCCACGTAGTACGGTACTCGCCCACCTTGCGCAACTGGTCGATGATGCTGTTCGACATCACGGTAGTTCCGACGATGACAATGGTTGCTCTGTCATTGAGCATGAACACACCATCGAGCATTGTTCGTTTACGTGTCTCTGCTAGATGTGGACTGTAATTAGATTCGGTTGGTTCAATGTCATCGAGCAGGATTAGATCGGGTCTAGTGTTACCGATCTTCAGACCTAGAGACTTACTGTCGATACCCTTGGCAGAGAATGAGAACCCATTAGCTTGTTGGATCATGGTGTTGGATTGGGATATGTATCGCTTCACTGCCCCGGCCATCATCGGCTTGCATAATTGTGGATAGTCTTTCTTCAGTAGTTCGTTGTTGTCCAGCTCGGACTTGAACGTACGTAGATGCCCCGATGCCTGGTCTTCGGAGTCGCTGAATGCTGCAATGAATCGCTTGTGGCCGTGTGCCGCTGCCCATAGAGGTAGCAACGTGAACAACCAAGTCGACTTGCCGCTGTTACGGGGAGCTATCCAACAGTCTCGACTGCCCTCGTGACGAGGCTCAGTGAAATTCCCCAACCGCGCTCACCGAAATTCCCCACTCGTGAGCGGTCTTCACTGTAGTGGTTGGCGGGTTCCGGTGGT